GGTTACACTCGTGGTATCGTAAATGCGGTTAAAGCACGTAAGAAGTTAACACAAGAAGATAGAGATACTCTATACAAAGGAAGAATTAACCCAATTGCTACTTTCTCAGATGTAGGAACAGTAATTTGGGGTAATAAAACTCTTCAAGTTAGAGAATCTGCTCTTGATAGAATCAATGTTAGAAGATTGTTATTACAAGCTCGTAAATTGATTTCAGCAGTTTCTGTGAGATTGTTGTTTGAACAAAACGACCAAAAAGTAAGACAAGATTTCTTAAATGCGGTTAATCCGATATTAGACGCTATCAGAAGAGATAGAGGTTTATACGATTTCCGTGTAACAGTTTCTTCAGATACTGCTGATTTGGACAGAAACCAAATGACGGGTAAGATTTATATCAAACCTACAAGGTCTCTTGAGTTTATAGATATAACATTCTTTATAACACCAACAGGAGCATCTTTCGAAAATATCTAATAACCTTAAATGACAGACCGGTAGAAATATCGGTTTGTCATTATATTTAATAATATGAGAGTTTATTTAATTGAAACTGTAAGAGAAGAATTTACACCTGATACCGTATATTGGGCGTTTGACTGGGATGATAATATTTTAACAATGCCCACTCAGATTGTTCTATTGGACGATAAAGGTGAAGAAGTTCTTATGTCTACTGAAGATTTTGCTGAACATAGACATCAAATCGGTGTTGAACCTTTCAAATATAAAGGAAAAAATGTTGTGAGTTATGCAAATGACCCATACAGATTTTTCTCAACCAAAGGGGACAAACGTTTTTTAATCGATGTGATGTTTGCTAAAGAAGGTCCTGAATGGGATAAGTTTGTTGAGACAATAAATAACGGTTCAATCTTTGCAATCGTCACTGCTAGAGGACATTCACCATTAGTGATACGTAAAGCTATAGAAAACATGATTGAGTCCAATTATAAAGGAATCAATAAAAAAGAATTAGTGAAAAATTTAAGAAAATACCGTCATTTTGCTGAAGAAGACGATATGAGTAATGATGAATTAATTAACTCTTACATGGATATGAATAAGTATTATCCTGTGACTTATGGACAAGGTTCTGCCGCTCAACCTGAAAAATTAAAAGTAGAAGCTTTAAAAGAATTCCATAATTATGTTAATTACATATCAGGAATTTTACATAAACCATCATACTTAAAGAATTTAATATCAAATAAATTTGTACCTAAAGTAGTATTTTCAGATGATGATAAAAGAAATATTGAATATGCACATAAGAGTTTAAGTAATGACCCTGAAAACAAATTTGAATTTATTTTAACACAAGGAGGAAAGAGACAAAGATATGAACCAGAGAATTAATAACCAGTCTAGTATAAATTTCTTATAAAAAAAACAAAAGTAAAGAGAAAAATTTTTAAACTAGATATTTATAAAAAAACATAAAATAAAAAAATTAAAAAAATAACAATATGGCTGATTTACTGATGAAAATGCCGGTACCTTACGAACCCAAAAGGCAGAACCGATTCATATTAAGTTTTGATTCAACTTTAGGTATAAATGAATGGTTCGTAGAAAGTTCTTCAAGACCACACATAACAATTAATCCAACAGAAATTCCATTTTTAAATACTTCAACATATGTTGCGGGTAGATTTACATGGGGTGTTATTAACGTTACATTCCGTGACCCAATAGGACCTTCGGCTTCACAAGCTTTGATGGAATGGGTTAGATTATGTGCTGAGTCAGTAACAGGTCGTATGGGATATGCTGCGGGTTATAAGAAAAACGTTGAAGTTAGCATGTTAGACCCAACAGGTGTTGTTGTTGAGAAATGGATATTAGAAGGAACTTTCTTAAGTGATGTTAACTTTAATAGCTTGGATTACAAGTCTGATTCATTGGCAACAATCACGGCTTCTTTAAGAATGGACCGTTGTATTTTAGTATACTAATAAAAAAAACAATACAAAATTTTGTAAAATCCTGTATATATTGTTATACAGGATTTTTTTATGGAAGAATATTCAGGATACACATGTAATAGATGTGGAAAAGTGTTTGAAACTAAAGAAGAGTTCATTAAACAACACAAAGAAGAGGTTAAAAATGAAATTAAAGATTGATTTATTCAACTCTTAAATTATTTTTATAATAAAATCAAAATATGATGGATAAAGATTTATACCAAGCAGCAACAGAAAATTTTAATTTACCACACGACATGGTTCAACTACCATCTGGTGGAATTTTTTACAAAAGTAAGAAAAAATCAGTTAAAGTTGGTTATTTGACCGCTGTTGATGAAAATTTATTAAGTAGTTCTAATATAGAAAGAGACGGATTAATGATGACTCTTTTAAGAAGTAAAGTTTATGAACATGATTTAAGACCTGAAGAGTTATTGGATGTTGATATTCAGGCAATTTTGTTATTTTTAAGAAACACTTCTTTTGGTCCTGAATATAATATGTCAATTTTAGACCCAAAAACTAATAAGTATTTTGACTCAACAATTGTATTAGACGAACTTAATATTACAAGACCAACAAATGTTCCTGATGAATCAGGTTTTTTTGAGACAACATTACCAAAGACAAAGGTGGTAGTTAAGTTAAAACCATTATCATATGGTGAAGAAACAGAAATTGAAAAATCTTTAGAAAAATATCCTGCGGGATTGGTTCCACCTACTGTAACGATGAAATTACAGAAACAAATTGTAGAAGTTAATGGTGATACTTCACTTTCAACTATATCTAAATTTGTAAATGAACTTCCAATCTTGGATTCGAAACATATTAAGAATTTTTTAAGAGAAAACGTACCTTCATTGGACCTAAAAAGACAAGTTAAAACCCCATCAGGAGAAATAGTTACAGTTCAAGTAGCGTTTGGGGTTGAGTTTTTTCGTCCGTTCTTCCAATAATAGGGAATATCTGCTCAATAGTTACTATTTGATGGCAAAACATCTGAATACTTCTTATTCGGATTTTATGTCTATGCCGTCATTTGAACGTGAATTTTTATGTAATCGGATTATTGAAATAAACACTCCGTCATCATAAAAAAATATAAATCAAATATTTATTTAAAAATGAATAACTATGTTTGGACCTCCTGATGATAAAGATAAAACAATTGCTGACCAAATAGCTGACGGTCTAAGTGGGACTAAAAAAATTAATGATGAATTTGCTGATATAAATACTACTGCGTTTAGTATTAAAGGTGTATTTGAAAAAATAAATGATATAATTAGGACCAACGGACTTGAGTTTGAACAAATAAATAAAGTTCTTTTGGGTGTTGATAAATCAGCAACATCTATCGCAAAATCATTTGGAACTGGACGAGAAAATATTGCTCAATTAAAAATTGCAATGGGTGATGCTTATGTTGAAGTTGCAAAAATGGGTGGAAAGTATACGGATATTGCGTCAATACAAGCGAAAGTTTCGGCTGATTTGGGTAGAAATGTTATTTTACAAACAGGAACTATTGAAAAGTTATTTGCGGTACAACAAGTTACAGGACAAAATGCTGAAGTAATTACTAAATCATTTAAAGATGCTGGAATGAGTGCTAATTTAGCTGCTGAAAAAATGGGTAACGTTGTTAATATTGCAAGAAGTCAAGGAGTTAACGCTCAGGCGGTATCTAAACTTGTCGTCGACAACATGAGTAACTTAAACATGTATACATTTCAAGGTGGAGTTGACGGTTTAGCAAAAATGGCCGCTCAAGCGACCTCAATGAGGATTAATATGCAAGATACGTTTAGATTTTCTGAAAAAGTATTTAATCCTGAAGGTGCTATTGAGACTGCGGCGGCTTTACAAAGATTAGGTGTAACACAAAGTCAATTATTAGACCCATTAAGATTGATGGATTTGGCTCAAAATGACCCGACTGAATTACAAAATCAAATAACTCAAATGACCCAACAATTTGTTCAACTTAACGAAAAAGGACAATTTGAAATTATGCCTGATGCTAAAAGACAACTTAGAGAAATTGAAACTGCAATGAGTTATCCTGCGGGTTCTTTATCTAAGATGGCGTTAGGTGCTGCTGAAGTTGCGGACAAAATGAGTAAAATTAGATTTACAGGTGGTTTTAGTGAGGATGAAAAGAAATTTATTGCTAATATGGCTGAAATGGGTCCTGGCGGTACTTACACTTTAAAAGTTGATGGTAAAGATATGGGGATTGACAAAGCCATGGATTTATTTTCTAAAGACAATGACAAGTTTAAACAATTTATGAAAGATTCCAAACCTAAAGACATGGAAGATTTAGCTAAAGAACAATTAGATACGATAGCCAGTATTGATGCTAATGTTGCATCTATGATGAATAGAGTTCCAATGGCGTTTTCAACTTCAAAACTTGGGGAAGATATTTTAGAGGGTTATCGTAAAGTTGCTGAAGTACCGGCCACAGCTTTTTCTGAAGGAGGTGCTTATAATACAAAAGATATGAGAGAAGGTTTAAATTCTTTTGAAGGAGATATGAAAGCTTTTATTAAAGATTTTTCAACAAATGAATATAGTGAATCTGAATTTACCGCGAAAGCTATGGAATATTTTAAAGGGATTTACAATTTTGTGATAGAAAATAATAAAAAAGTTGGTAAAAATTTCCAAAATCAATTACCAGATGGTGAATATAGCGCGAATGATTTCATACTAAAAACACACCCGAAAGATTCTATAGT